CCTTGCCTTCTTCATTAATATAAGTGGGCTTTTTATTTTTTTTATTCTGTTCAGCCGCAGATTTTACATTATCTGTTTTACTACCAAAAATATTGTTCCAATTTTTATAAAGTCCATAAGCACCGCCTGCAACCGCTCCTACACCAGCACCTATTGCAGTACCTACTCCAGGTATAACACTACCTAATGCAGCACCAGTCCCTCCCCAAGTTAAGGCATCCGATGCAATATCAGTAGCGCCACCCAGTTTTTCATAACCACTCTCTTTTAATTTCGTAGCACCAGCACCTAAAGCTAATCCACCTAAAGCTGCAGCTCCGCCTTTCAACACACCAGGATTAATTTTTTTAAATAAATCACCTGTTTTTCTTAAAACTTTTCCTGCTGTTTTACCTACACCTTTAGTTTTATCAGTTAAAAAATCAAATAAACCACTTCTTCCATCTGTAGGTTCATCTTTAGATTCTTCAGGTTTATCTTGATTTGTAACTGTGGGAATTTTTTGTTCTGTAGCTACAGATTTAGTTACTATAGACGTAGTTGGTGTAATACTACTACTACTTGGTTGTGTTGATCTAGCTACAGTTCTGTTTTCATATGTTTGTGATTTTTGCTTAAAAAGTTTTTCAGCTTCTTTTTTAGCTTCTTGTTTTGAATCTTTAGTTTTTTGCAATACTTCTTTAAGAATATTTTTTATTTCATCTAATTTTTTAACTATAGGATCAGATATTTTTTTTGAATCTTTTTTATCCTTTTCATCATTTTTTGACCATGGTTGATTCTTTGCATACTCACCTGTTAACAAATCTAGTATTGTAGAGCCCACAGAACTAAAAGAGGATTTCTTAGGTTGTACTTTTTTATCAGAACCAACCTGTATAGTAGATTCACCATAAGCAGATGCATCCGTAGGCACTATAGATGCCATGATTTTAGACAAATCTTTATTAAAACTAGGTGTCATTACTTTATCTCTTTGCTTGTTGTCTAAGTTTCTCTTGTTCTTCACGTAGATGATTAATCAATAAAATAACGTAGATATCTCGTTCCCATGGCATCATATTCTCTAATTCTGCTAAACTATACTTATGATGTTGCATCAATGAAAAGTTTGTAGTGTAGTAATCCTCTAGCGAGTCACGCGCTAGAGTTATACGAAAAAATTTTGCAATCCCTCCAGAACAGCATGGTTTTCTACTCCACACTTATCGCATTTTACATTCATCTCATGCCTAAGTTTAGGCATCGTAACAAAAAACTGTTCAATTTTATCAAACTGTTCCTGTGTCATACTTTCTAAAAATTCAATCAAATCTTTCTGATTATCTGTAGTAATCTCTGTATACTCGTCATTGGTATAAACAGCCTTAACACATGAAAGAATAAGATCAAATATTTTACTTTCATCTTTGGTTAAAAAGATATCCATTGTATCTGTAAACCTCGGATACTTCATTTCTATACCAATTTCATTATCAATCATGAATTTATTAGTATGATTAGAATTTTTACTAACTTTTAATTGTGTAATATCCATGGTATACTCAATTTTATTTTCGCAGTCACATGTGATGATAAGTTCTACCATTTCACCCAGAGATTTTGCGCGAATGTTTAAAAAGATATATTCTAGATCAAAACTAGGTAAATCTTTTGTTCTTAGTTTATTAAAAGTACAAACATCCACGAGTTCTTCTAGAATACGAATAACATCTGCATCTTCAGCATCCTTGAGAATCAGTAATGTTTTGTGTTCTTTAACCAAAAAAGGACGATATTTAATCTTCTTTTCAGTTGATGGTAAAGTCAATTCAAAGGTAGGTACATTTAATTTAGGTAATGATGACATACAATCTCCCAATATTATCTAGTTCTATTTCTTCTTACGTTAAATACTGCTCCACCTGGGCCAACTTCAACAGTACCACCTGGTAATTGTTCTATAGTTGTTCTAGGTATAGCTGCTTTTATTTCTGGCTCAAATGATGTTAATTTTTCTGTAGGTCCAGAGATATCTGCTTTATAATAAGAATCATTTTTGATATCATATGATTCCCAGTAACGATATACAAAAGATACGGGTAATCTATGGACATCATTAGTACTTGTATTAGTTAAATCTAACTGACCGATTACTGACGGATAGGCATCGATTAATTTGATAGTATAAATTTGTTTATCTTTATTTCTTTTGTCTGTATCTAACTGATGCAGAACAATAGATTTTGCATAATCACTATGATACCCTACGTTGAAAGTTGCAGGTTCTATAATTAACGTTGACCAAAATTCAAAATATCGACGAACTAACATTTCTGTATCTAACAAAAATGTTAATGTAACTATTCCACCATAATCAACACTTGTTCCTCGAGTATATACTGGACCCTGTATTCTCATAGATCTATTTAAAATAGATAGAGGAGGAAATACGGCAGCTTCACAGAACAATGCCGATAATCTTGCTTCAGGTTCCCAGCGAGGAATTGTTGGTAACTCTACTTCAAAACGATTTGGGCGAGCTAGACCACGGTTAAATACCTCAGATTTGAAGTTCTCTATAGAAAAGTTTGCCATTATACTTTATCCATCGTGTTTTTCCAAACAGTGCCTTTATTGGCTTTAGCGAATCTTTCTGTGGGTAATAAAGCAGCATGTAACCAAGAATCTGAAGGTATCTTTAAAAAGTTGCTTCTTACATGAGCCGCCAAATATCTCTTTATACATGGTGCGAAGTATTTATTTAGTTCTGCAGAATTCATTACACCGAAAGCATATGCTTCCTTTTTTCTTTCAGTATCATTAGACATACTGATGTTCATTAGAACACCCATCAATTTGAATCTAATCACTGGTGGAAGGTAATGTAGATTGTACCCCATGAATCCATCTGAAAACTTTCTATATGGATATACTAGAGGAAATGTGTCATAGAAAGGAAGTTCTTCTTTAAACTTAGGATCATAATAATACAGATAAAGATTACCAGGTATTAGTGTTTTTGTTAGTTGATCTTTCTGATTCATCAGATTTTGTGGACGTAGAGATCTTGCAGAGATATCCTTAATCTGCTCTCTAAACCATTTAATAGATTTATCTGCATCACTAGGTAAAGCTCTCAGATCCTCAAAGGGATTCTTTGCCATTATACTTTTAGTTCCTCTTCTGTTAATATTAAAAATTCAAATCCACGATCTGCACAAAATTCTCTAGCTGCTTTCCACTTAGCCTGATTGACAGAATAAGTATAGACCTCTTGAATAAACTGCTTTGTCATTTTTTTAGGTTTAATCGGTTCTTGTGTGAATTTCTTGGGTTTAATCTCAATCAGATATTTCTTTATATTGCCATGTGTATCTTTAATTTTCACGTAGAAATCTACATAATATTTGTGTACTTTTCTATCTATTGGTGAGATATATGGTATTATTGCCACCTCAGAACCCCATTCTAGAACAGCATCAGTGCGATCACACCAATTCATATACCCCAACTCCCAAGAACTACGGTAAGAAATTTCGTTGATATCTCCTCGATATTTCTTAGGATTTTTAACCGAATACTTTCCCTTATAAGTGTTCTTATACATGGATATAAATAATGAGTAATTATCAATCTATTATTTATCCCTATGGCTATTCTAGACAAATACAATACATCAGATGTACTGGGCAAATATGCTGGTCCAGAGAATCGCAATCCAACTGAATTAAATCAGTACAATACTGGACAATACAATGTGTCACAGTATGCTTATCCTGAAGATCTAAGTACCAAGGCGGATCTACAACACTACGTTGCTTTCTATATCAATATACGCCAAAAAACAAAATTTAAACCTGAAAACAAAATTAATGTAGACGTTTCTTCTAGAGCGCAAAATAGATCAAGTTCAAGCGGCTTATCAACCACTGGAACAACTGGGGCGGCTGTGGGAGGTTTGTTAGCAGGTGCTGCCTTAGGTAAAAAATTAGTTTTAGGTGGGGCAGAATTAACTAAAGTTTTGGGAGCACTTAAAACCGCAGGTTCACGTGCTGCTGCCGCTAAATCTTTAGGTTTGATTTTTGGTGCAGGTGCAATCGGTGCTGCAGCAGGTGCAGGACTTTCTAATTTAGCTGAGGTTTTAAAAACAGATGAACCTGCTAGAATAAAGGATGCTGTTATTCTACAAATTGAAAAACCACCCGCAGTAAAGTATTCTATGAAATATACTGATATGGACATGGGTATATTAGCAGGTTTAGTTGGAGGGTCATCTGCAATAGAAACTTCTGCATCTAGTGTAGCATCTGAAGCCATCTCGCGCGCGGCGATGTCAGTTGCTAGTTTACCTAAACAATTTTTAGGTTCTTCAGCAACACCTGCAGACTTAATAAAAGCAGGTGCTAAAGTTCAAACAAATCCTTTCAGAGAAGTTATATTTGAATCTATAGATCCTCGCACATTTTCATTCTCATATTCATTTTTACCTAGATCATCTATAGAAGTTCAAAAAGTGAAAAATATTATAGATTTGTTTAAGTTTCACATGCATCCAGAACTTTCTGCTCGTGGTTTGTTCTATGTTTATCCATCAGAGTTTGAGATTGTATACTACTACCAAGGTAAAGAAAATCGTTTTATTAACAAAATTAGTACCTGTGTAATGACTGATATGGATGTTAAATATGGTGGGGAGTATTTCTCTAGTTTCAAAAACGGTGCTCCTGCAGAGATTTCAATGACTTTATCATTTAGAGAACTAGAACTTTTGACAAAAGAACGTATCGTGAAGGGTTATTAATATGGCGTATTTCAATCGGTTTCCTTTAACAGCATATCTAGCAAATAATCGAATCGATTTTTCTATAGTAACGGACATTACAAAACGAGTTGCCGTACGGAATGAAATTAAAGAGAACTATACTGTATATGATGAATATGATGTTTTAGATGGTGAAACACCAGAGGTAGTTGCATATCGTTTGTATGACACTACAGAATATCATTGGATAATTCTACTATTAAACGATATGATAGATCCTCGTTATGATTGGCCTCTAACTGTTCAAAGTGTTAGAAAGTTTACAGAATCTAAGTATGGTGCTGATGATGCCAATGTCTACGGTACTCATCACTATCAAGCATCAACCACAAATACTATAATTGTTGATTCTGACGATGTAAATTTTCCTGATAAGATCACTGTCAGTAATATTGAATTTGAACTAACAGAAAACGAAAAGAAACGCAGAATTAAGGTTCTGAAGAAAGAATTTGTACCCGCCTTTATAACTGAGTTTGAAAAGTTAATCAATGCCTGAATCTAACACATTAGAATATGCTGGTCAGATAGACATTCAGCAATTGAAACTTGTATCTACTACTGGTATCATTGTAGATTTAGAGGATTACTTGATTGAGATAGACATCTTTGAGGATATCTATAGTAATTTTCTTTATGGTCAAATAATGTTGTCAGATTCAAGAAATATTATCTCTTTGTTACCAATAGTTGGTGAAGAGTATCTTATTGTTAAAATGACCACTCCAAGTATAGGTGTTGATATTAGTAAAACGTTTCGTATCTATTCTGTTTCTGATAGAAAAACTGTACGAGATACTAATACTCAAACCTATATTTTACATTTCTGTTCTTTTGAAGCTATAGTAGATAGCGCAAATCCTTTGTTTAGACCATTTGAAGGTAAAATAAGTGATGTTATAGAGAAAATTTTTATTGACTATCTTGAGCTTCCGCGAACATACAATATAGACAACGGAAAATTGATAGAATCTGTTGAATCAACACCTTTATACTTACTAAATGAGATACAAAATAAGGTAAAGTTTATTAGTCCTGGGTGGACAGCAGCAAAGTGTTTGAATTGGCTAGCTTCTAAATCAATACCCGAAGAAGGTAAAGCATCGGATTTTTTATTTTGGGAAACAACTCAAGCTTTTTATTTTGGAAACATTGAAAAAATTTATAAAGATGCTCATAAAGATGAAGAGATCATTAAAGGTGTATATGAATATTCATCACCAAATACATCTGAAAAAGATTCATCTGTAGAAAAAATGTTTATCGCTGAAGATTTTGATGTTATTAGAACTTCTGATAATTTAGTAAATTATAATAGCGGATACTTAGCAAATAGATTGATTACATTAGATTTGTACAATAAAAAATACGATGTAACCGATTTTGATTATACCAATGAGTATTATTCCTATGAGCATACCAATAAAAGCCCCGAAACAATTTTTGCTAGAGATACGATCAGAAATCCTGCTACTCACATAAAATTTTATCCTGTTAATCGAAAACTTTTTACTGGAGTAGATGAAAATGTTAATGAGAAAATAATTGATGTATATGGCAACAGAACATCAAGAATGTTAGAGTTAAACAACTTTATAATACAAATTACAGTTCCTGGTAGAACAGATTTAGAAGTAGGTTCTATGATTTACTTTAAATACCCCAATATAACAGAAAAATTTCTTACAGTAGAAGAAAATGGAATGGATAGAAATTATTCAGGTCTTTATTTAATAACTGCTATTAGACACAAAATAAACTTAAAGAAACATATGATGATAATGGAACTAGCAAAAGATTCTTTAGACGGAAGTAGCGAAAATGCTGGTGAATAACAAATTTAACTGGTGGATCGGTGTAGTAGAAGATCGCAATGATCCACAAAAATTAGGTAGAGTCCGTGTTCGTATCATTGGTATTCATTCAGATGATAAAGAAATTCTTTCTACATCTGATTTGCCGTGGGCAATTCCTATGCAACCAACTACCTCTGCGGGTGTATCTGGTATTGGTTCAGCACCAGTCGGATTACTACAAGGTACATGGTGTGTAGGTTTCTTTATTGATTCAGATGATATGCAACAACCCATTGTAATGGGTACTTTGGGTGGTATACCTAGCGCGACAACAATTTGTCAACAACAAGCCACCGAGGCAGCACAAAATTTACCGAATTCTGTTAAAGATTCTACTGGGCAACCAGTTCTAGATGCAGAGAATCAACCTATAGAAAAACAACAAGAACAAACTACAAATAATGATGCTATAGCAAGTACTCTACCACCATTAACAGAAGAACAGATACAATCATTGATGAATGCAATTGGATTCAAAGAATCTAGTTCTGTAGCTGGAGGAGTACAAAACTATACTGCTACTAATCAGTTTAACTATATTGGAAAGTATCAGTTTGGAGCTCCTGCTCTAGCAACACTAGGTTACGTTAAAATTCCAGTTGGTTCTAAACTATCAAATAGTGTTTTGAATAATCCTGCAAATTGGACAGGAAAAGATAATATAAAATCCAAGGAAGATTTCTTTAGATTTGAAAAAGTACAAGAAAGTATTATGTTTCAGAATCTAAAGTTTAATTATGGAGTATTGAAGAATAAAGGAGTGATAACTGCAAATGATTCACCAGAGAAAGTAGCTGGTCTACTAGCAGTATCACATCTTTTAGGTGCTGGTGGAGCTAGTTCATTTGCTAGTGGTAGAGACACAAAAGATGGAAATGGTACTACAGGAGCTACGTATTATTCTTTAGGTGCTAGAGCAGTAGGTACAAGTGTACCAGTGTTGAATAATGAAGAGACACAGATTCCATCAAATTCCAATCCAGCAGGTTCTTTAAATCTACCAATTGCTGGTAATCCACCAGCATTTTCTGATCCTAATAATGAGTTTCCGAAATGCGATTATGTGACAACAGGAACAGCGGATACTAATAAACTAGCACAGGGTACTACAGAAAAAACTGCAATTGAAAAAAGATCTAAAAATCTAACTGAAAATATTGATACTGTTTTGAGTGGATGGGATGAACCACCTCCAGCATACTGTGCAACATATCCCTACAATCAAACTTTTGAAACCGAATCTGGTCATCTAGTAGAATTTGATAATACACCAGGACAAGAACGTATCCATGTATTTCATAAAGCAGGTACCTATATAGAGATAGATGTCAATGGTACCATGGTTAGAAAAACTGTAGGTGATAATTATGAGATTATTGAAAACAATAATTATCTCTATTGCAGAGGTAAGTATACACTAACAGTTGAAGGTGCGACACAAATATTAGTTAAAAATAATGTAGATTTACAAGTTTATGGTAAAACTAATGCCACATTCAATAATGATCTGAATATGAATGTGGCAGGAGATATGAATTTAAATGTGGGTGGGGATATTAAGATTAAGAGTGCTTCATTTCTACTAGATACAGAGAATGAATTCAATGCCTTTACTGGTGGTGGAATAGGATTTACCGCTGCTGGTGATTTTAATATGGTTGCGCAAAATACTTCTATAGATGGTGGTGCTATTAATCTAAACTCTGGATTAGCAGAATCTGTAGAATCTAACGGTTTGGGTGAACCACCTACAACAAAGAGTTTAGAAGCCACAACCACAAAAGATTTAAAGAGATCTGATTGTGTTCCAGATGCATTTACACTAGATGCTGGTGAACCAGGTGCGGCAGAGATACATGCTGCTCAAGTTGCTAGGGGTGAAGTGGTGCCAACCACACCAACAGAATCAGGTGAGGCAGAGGTGTCGCAAACATCTGATCAAAAAGTATCAAGTGATTGTAGTGAATTTGCAAGTTTTAATGAATTCCCCGATACAATTAAACTATCTAAGTACTTTACTTTAGGACAACTTTCATCTCGTGCTATTGTAGTTAAGGAGAAAGTGGTTTCTCAAAGAGGTCTTTCTGTACCACAAATAGTTTGTAATCTAAAGAATCTATCAGTTAATTGTCTAGACAGAATCAAAGATAAGTATCCTGATATGATTGTTACGAATGCTTTTAGATTAGACAAACCTGGTAAATCATCGGCTGATCATGGCACTGGAATGGCGGCAGATATTCAGTTTACTAAAGTAACCGCATCAGATTACTTTACCATAGTGCAATGGATTGCTGAGAATATACCATTCAAACAATTATTGCTTGAATATGGTGGTGGAGCTAGAATGCCATGGATTCATATAGCATTTGATATTTCTGGTCAAAAAGCTGCTCTACCTTACGCTACATTTAAGGATCATGCGGTTTATGCTCGTAACAAGTTTGTTAATTTAGCTTAGGAAGGGAAAAAATAATGCCTGGAGCTTGTATAGTTTTATCTAATAATGCTAGTATCGTGGCATTTATGACTCCATTAGAAGCTTTAATTGCACAAACTGCATTAGATTTTGGCAGACAATGTGGTATTCTTTCAACACTAGATTCTTTTTTAGAAGATTTAGGTATAAAGAATGCTGCCGAGAGTGCTTTTAAAGATGTTATGAATGCGGCATCGTCTCTGTTCAATCAAATAAATAATATAATTGATACACTAGGTTCTATATACGAGGAAGGGTTAAATTTACTTTTAGCTGGTATTGAATCGATCTATGATATAATTGACGCAGCTTTTACTACTCTAGCTGGAGTTATGACTTCAATTGCCAACGCTTTAAAGAGTGCTTTAAACGCTGTTACATCAGCAGTTTGCAACACTTTAAGTGAAGCATTAACTGGTATACCATCTGATATTAAATTTAATAGTATTGGTTTACAAGTTGCGAATTTAGCTATTGATCAGATTGCTGCTATAGGAACAAATGAGTTAATTGGTAATCTTTTACGTAAACAAAATGTTTCATCATTTTTAACTTCATTGAATGGAGTTAGAAACACGATTTTAAATCTTCCCGCATTACCTAACGTTAGTGCGTTTGTATGTGTTTAAGTATGAGAATTGCAAGATTAGGTGACAGGGCTATAGGTACTTGTTATTGCCACGAAACACCTTTATCTACAAATGCTACTATAATTAGTGCATCTACGAATACTTTTGCTAATGGTAGAGGTGTGGCTAGATTAGGTGATTCTGTGTATACAGATTGTGGTCATTATGGAACGATTATAACTGCTTCAATAAAAACTATGGTAAATGGTAGAGGTGCTGCAAGAATTGGTGATACTACCACTGGATGTTTTATTGGAACTATAATAACAGGTTCTTCTGATGTAGAATCAGGATAAATATTTACATGGCTACCATTAATAGAAAAGTTAGAACATTTACCGATCTAAATCTGACATTTGGATTCCATCCTGTAACTAGAGATGTGCTCAAAAGAACAGATGAGGATGCAGTTAAGAATTCAGTGAAGAATTTGATTCTGACAAAGAATTTTGAGAGACCTTTTCACCCAGAGATTGGTTCACAGGTCAACAATTTACTGTTTGAAAATTTTACACCGATTACTGTAGAACTTATAAAAAGAACAATAACAACGACAATCGAGGCGTTTGAACCTAGAGCTAGATTATTAGATGTTCGTGTTGCAGAAACAAATGATCCTAATGAGGTAGCAATTACTGTCGAATTTACGCTGATTAATAGCGAACGTCCAGTAACAGTAACAACCTTTCTAACAAGAGTAAGGTAATAATGGCAAATAGTTTAAGAGTAACTGAATTAGATTTTGATGCGATTAAACAAAATCTAAAAAATTATCTAAAAGCACAATCTGAATTTACGGATTATGACTTCGAAGGTTCTGGTCTATCAATTTTGCTTGATATTCTTGCTTATAACACTCATTATAATGCATTCTATGCTAATATGGCACTGAATGAGTTGTTTCTAGATACTGCAGTTAAAAGAGAATCTGTTGTATCTCTAGCTAAGATGCTAAACTATACACCTAGATCTATAAGAGCGGCATCTGCAAAGTTAAATCTTACTGTCAATGGTGTAGTAGGTTCACCTTCATCTCTAGCAATTAATCGTTACACACCGTTTACAACATCTATCAATGGTTCATCTTTTACTTTTTACAACACCGAACCACAAACAATCAATCCAGTTGCTGGTGTATATTCTTTTGAAAATTTAGATGTGTTTGAGGGAACTTATGTAGTTAATAAGTTTACTGTTGGTTCTACTCCTGGGCCTAATGAAAAATTTGAGATTCCCAATGACAATGTAGACTCTACTACTATTCGTGTTACTGTACAAGATACCTCAATCAGTACAGTAAGTACAACATTTACTCTTTTTGCGGGTGACATTACACAAGTAACAGATGAAAGCAATATTTACTACATCGATCAGAATGTTCGTGGATTGTATGAAATTTACTTTGGTGATGGAGTTTTAGGTGCTAAACTAAGCACGGGAAATCAGATTACTATTGAATATTTGGTTACATCTGGTCCTGCAGCAAACGTGTCTGATAAGATTACACAATCATTTTCTATAGCTGGTGCTGTATTTGACGGAATAACATCATACACTAATGTAACTGTAACCACTGCAGTAAAATCAACAGATGGTGAGAATGCAGAAACCATTGATGAAATAAGATTCAATGCTCCAAAAACTGCTACCGCACAAAACAGATTAGTATCAAAATATGATTATGAATCTTTTTTAGTTAAAAATTATAACTACATTAGTGCTGTTTCTGTTTGGGGAGGCGAGGATAATGATCCTCCACAATATGGAAAAGTATATATTTCGATTGTTCCAAAACCATCACAATTTTTAACTACAACCAGAAAAAATACTATAGTAACAGCAATCAATGAAAAAAGAACATTAGCGATTACTCCTACATTCGTGGATCCAGATATTTTTTATCTAAATGTTTCATCTGTAGTAAAGTACAATCCAAACATCACTAATGAAGGATCTACAGATGTTTCAATTGCGGTTGATGCAGCAATACAAACATATTTTACACAAAATTTAGGTAGTTTTAAGCAAGATTTTGCACTATCTAAGTTACTAGCTGCTATTGATAATTCAAGAGAATCTATCATTGGTAATATAACTGAGGTGACAGTACAAAAGAAACTTAATCCAACCCTTGGAGTAGGTATTGCAAATAAGATTAAGTTAAGTAATAAGATAGAGGAACATAGTTTTTCCTCTACACAATTTTACTTCACATATCTTGATACAATTTATGCCGCTAGAATTAAAGATATTCCTGATGCTGCAACAGTAAACATATCTGGTTCTTATCGTAGATCAGGTGCTATTATTACTTGCAATTTTGAACAAGAACACAATTTAACCGCGGGTGAGAATGTAACATTGACATTTTCAGGGGCATCTATTAGTGGTATCTATACTATTAATACTATAGAATCTAATAGAAGATTAACTGTTATTTCTTCACAAACTGGTAATGATTCGGGTACTGTAACAGTACAGTCAGAGGAAAGAGGTAGATTGTTAATCTACAGTGTAGAAGATAATTCAACATTAAATAATAATATTGGATTTATTTCTTATCAATCTGGTTTGATACAATTAACTGATCTAACAGTTACTGGTTTTCTAGCAGATCAAACAACATTAAATCTATACTTTAAACTAACAAAAGATTCACAAGATATCACTGTTGCACGTAATCAGATCATTCGTTTAGAAACAGAATCGGCTAATAGTGTAACAAATAGACTAGCTGGTATTTCAGTAAGTACGCAGGCTGTACCTAGGTAAGTATGGATACAAATTTAGTTAAAAAATTATCGACTCTGGTAGTTAATCAGCTACCAGAATTTCTGCGTGTCGATACATCTGATCCTGCTGCAGATAATACCTATCAGACCTTTGTAACATTTCTACAAGCATATTATGAGTTTCTTGAACAGAATGGTGAAGCTCAATATGTGATTCAAAATGCTAGATCCTATGCGGATATTGATCAAACTATAGATTCATTTGTAGATAAATTTCTGCAAGAATTTGCTTATGATCTACCAAAGACTATCTTTTCAGATCAAAATCCAAATGATTTTAATATACTTTTTTTTGGTATTGATCAGACTGAAAGTAAACGTGCTGTAGCAAAAAGAATAAGTCAGGTTTATGCCACTAAAGGTTCTGAGGCAGCAATTCGTTTACTATTCAGATTACTTTTTGATGATGAAATTACATTCTACTATCCAAAAGAAGATATGCTACGAGCATCGGATGGTAGATGGAATGAAAGAACAACAATAAAAGTTTATGTGCCTGGAGGTAATGTAAACTTATCACATTATGAAGCAAATCTTATTACAGGAGTAACATCTAGCGCATCTGCTGTTGTTGATCGTGTAACTGGTTTGGGTTTTGAAGCAGAAGGAAAAGACATTTATGAACTTGAGTTAGAAAAGAATTCAATCTCTGGTGTATTTCGTGGTAATGAAACTATTCGATTTAGTGTAGGTAATTTAACTACTGGTAATATAGAAATTACTGGAAATGCTGTAGTAGTAAATGTTATCACTGGATTTGAGATCATTGATCCTGGGTATGGATATACTGTCGGAACATCTATAACTGTTACTGACACAGGTAACTCTTTTTCAGCATCTGTTGGTGCGGTGAATGATGGCGGTAAGATTTTAAGAATTGCAATATCAAATTTTGGTGCTGATTACTCGGCAGCAAATGCAAATATTGCTCTACCTACAAGTGTAAAGAATGGTAAATATACATTAGAATCTAATGTGATTACTGCGGTACTATTTGGCAATACAGGCAATTCTATCAATCATGGGTTGTATGCCAATGATACTATTAATGTAAGTTTTACATCAAATCTTTCTAGTTCATATAATGGTTTGTATACAGTGCTTTCTGTGCCATCAAGTAAAAAGTTTAGAATTGCTTTAAGTAATTCCAATGTAATTGTAGGAAATTTGTCATTAAATAGTAGACAGGCTAATTTGAAACCAGTTGTTGGTACTTTATGTAATTATTATGGAATTTATACTGGTAAAGAAGGTCAACCAGATGAAAAAATTAAGATACAAGACAGTTACTATTATCAAGACTATTCCTATGTAATCAGAACTACACAGTCATCTATTTTCTGGAAAGATTTAGTTAAAAAGATTCTACATCCAGCTGGTATGGAATTATTTGGTGAAGTTTTCGTCACTGTTACAGGTGATACGGTTCAAAGTGTGTATGCTGGTATCACCAATGTTTATGATACATTCGTTCAATTTATTAAACTTATATCTGAATCTACTTCAGTACAAATTCCAACAGCAGTATCTACTCTTGCTGTTATATCAGTTTATCAGCAAGCATCAAGAGATAGTAGATACAGAATTGGACCTACATTTGGTACATTAGAACAATTTAAGTTTGAATATAATAATTTACAGATAAAAGATGTAGAGGATATAGTGATTGGATCGGTTATTGAAACACCAAATCAACCATTTAATATTCCTCCTCCCAGTTATATTGCTTTAGAATCAGTATAAGATTTATAAATAATACACAAAAGTTTTGGAGATTTTAGATGTCTGCCATCATTACAAAAGATATGAGACTTCACAATGCTAAGCAATTTGTGGAGGCTGTTTCAGAACCAGCAAATACAAAAATTTATGTATTTGTAGGAAAACCAAGTGAATGGGCCACCGAAGGCGCACCAGATACACCCACAGATACTTACCGTGCTCAGATTGATGTTTGGGATAACATGATTGCATTGAAAAAAGTGCAAAATGGTGATATTACTCATGTTATTCCTCGCAATAATTGGTCCTCTGGTAATGTTTACGTACAATTTAGTGATGCTATTGCAGCATCAAATTTGTTTGCGTCAAAGTTTGTTGTAGTTAACTCAAACTATGATGTTTATAAATGTTTGAATAATTCAAATGCTGCACTTTCATCAACAGTTGAACCAACTGGTACTGGACTAACTGCTAATAATCTAGTATACACTGCTGATGGTTATACCTGGAAGTACATGTATAACATCGATACAGCGAATGTTCTTAAGTTTGCAACAACGACATTTATTCCTGTAAAAGAAGATGCTGCTGTTTCTACGAATGCGGCAAATACCACAGGAATTTATGCCTACAGAATTGTTTCTGCAAACGTAGGAAGCGGTGCACTAGCAAATAATACTTCACTAACTATTGTTGGTGATGGAACAGGTGCTCAGGCAAACGTTTATGTTTCTGCAGGAAACGTTACACAAGTTGTAGTTATCAATCCTGGATCAAATTATACAGTTGCTAACATTACAACAAGCACAGGTAATGCAGTAATTGAACCTATTATTGCCCCAGTAGATGGTCATGGTTATAGTTCTATAGATGAACTTGGTGCTGTGTATGCTATGATCAATATGAGATTAGAGCAAACTGATACTGATATACCAAACAATATAAAGTTTCGTCAGATCGGTCTAATCAAAGATCCTTATTCATATGGCACCACTACTGTTGCAACAGCAGCAACATTAAAAAATTATGGTAATTTAACAATTGGTTCACCAACAAATACTAATTTATTATTACCTGGTGTTACTATTAAAAGTAGTAATGGTGCTAATGCAACTATTGTAAGTTATGATGGCACATCTAGTACTATAAATTATATTCAAACCAGAACAACATCAGCAAATATTGCAGCAAACTTTAAGCAAATCGTGAATGGAGAAACTATTAGTGTTGGTGTAAATTCAATCGGCACGATTACAGGCAATACTACTGCTACAATAGCACAAAATTCAGGTGAAATAATGTATATAGATAACCGTAATGTTATTGCCAGAGCACAACATTAAAAAATTATGGTAATTTAACAATTGGTTCACCAACAAATACTAATTTATTATTACCTGGTGTTACTATTAAAAGTAGTAATGGTGCTAATGCAACTATTGTAAGTTATGATGGCACATCTAGTACTATAAATTATATTCAAACCAGAACAACATCAGCAAATATTGCAGCAAACTTTAAGCAAATCGTGAATGGAGAAACTATTAGTGTTGGTGTAAATTCAATCGGCACGATTACAGGCAATACTACTGCTACAATAGCACAAAATTCAGGTGAAATAATGTATATAGATAACCGTAATGTTATTGCTAGAGCTAGTGATCAGGTAGAATCATTATACGTTGTTGTAGAATTCTAATAAAGAGAAACCATGACAGTAAATTTCAATGTAGAGCCTTATTTCGATGATTACGATGAATCTAAGGGGTATCATCGTATTCTTTTTAAACCAGGTGTTGCTGTTCAAGCTAGAGAGTTAACACAGTTACAAACAATTTTACAGAAACAAATTGAAAGATTCGGACGCCATCTATTCAAAGAAGGTGCGATGGTTATTCCTGGGCAACTTTCAATTGATCAAACTGTTAAAGCTGTAAAATTAGAAGCAACTGCTTTAAATCTGCAAACAACATTTGCAAGTGCTAACATTTTAGTTACTGGTGATACATCAGGTGTTGTTGCATCTGTTGTTAAAGCAGTAAATGCTGAGGGATCAGATTCACCAACTTTGATTGTAAAGTTTCTAAAAACAGGAACTAATAATCAAAAAACAATTTTTGATAATGGTGAAACACTTTCTATCTCAGGATCAGCATCAACACTTACAACAATCGCATCTAGTGCAGTTACAGATAGTTCTATTGCATCGATAGAATCTGGTGTTTACTTTGTTTTAGGAAACTTTGTTTCAATCAATACACAAAGTATTGTTCTAGACAAGTATAGTAGTACACCCTCATACAGAATTGGTTTGGCTGTAACAGAAGATTTTATTACAGAGGAAGATGATTCTACATTAGTTGATAATGCACAAGGATCTTTTAATGAAAACGCACCTGGTGCCCATCGTTATAAGATATCCATTGCTCTAGATAAACTCTCTTTGACTTCTACTCTAGATCAAGATTTTATTGAACTTTCTAGAATTGAATCTGGTATTATTAAAAATCTTGTCAATAGAACAGAATACTCTGTTTTAGAGAGAACACTTGCACGTAGAACATACGATGAATCTGGTAATTATACAGTAAGACCTTTTAGAATTCAAATTAGAGAACATCGTGATAATAATCGTGGTTCATGGACAGCGTCTAAAGCAAATATACTCGTAGGTGATGTTATTGCCTATAGTGGTAATTCTTATGTTTCATTAGGTTCTGGCACTACAGGTTCTACTGCACCAACACATATTAGTGGATCTGTAAGTGATGGTTCTATTGAATGGTTCTATAGTGAAAACCCTGTTTACAATCAGGGGGTATTTAGTGCAGATTTAAATGGTGATGAATCTAAATTAGCAATTGGTTTGGAGCCAGGTAAGGCTTATGTTCAGGGTTATGAGATTGAAAAGATTTCTACTGAGTATATTCCTGTTTCTAAAGCAAGAGCTACCGCATCTGTAACTAATGATATAATTGCAACTACTGTCGGTAATTACATAAAAGTTGCTAACGTATTCGCAAATGCTACTGCTACTTTAGGTATAACCAGTTTCGGAACAGTAAATTTATATGATTCGTTTACTGTTACTCGGGGTGCAGTTACGGCTAATGTCGTTGGTACTGCTCGTGTGCGTGATCTGACATATGATTCAGGAAATGCTGCAACTACTGCAGGAATATTTAAACTATCACTGTTTGATATTAGTATGAATTCTAGTAAATCATTTGCTAGAAATGTCAAACAGATTGGTAACGTTGCAGCTGGAGTAGCATTTACTGCTGATATTTCTCCCGAATATATTCAACTATCAGGTACTATTACAGCTACAGCATCTACATCAGTAGTAGGATCAGGAACAAAATTTACAACCGAACTCTCTATCGGAGATTGGATCTACTTTAACAATCCATCTGTAGGTAGAAGAAAAGTAGTCGGAATTACTGATGATTATAGTTTAACAGTTGATAATTCTGCAACCATAACTGCTTCTATACCCTATAGAATAGAAGCACTATTATATGAAGCAGAACTACAACAATTGTTATTTGATTTTCCATACTTTGCAATTAAGCAAACAGAAGATCCTACGTATACTGTTACAAAAGCGGTTGAAGGAACATCAGCAGGCGGCGGAACATTGTCAATTACTGGTGATACTTACAATTCTTCTGCACTAGCAACAGATTATGTTGTAATCAATAGAACTACAGGCGCAATTGAAAATCCAACAATTGTTACTACCTCAGGTAGTATTTCTATTACAGGTCTAACTCCATCAAACAATTTCACAGTTATTTTACCTATTGTAAAAACAGCTGATGCTAAAACTAAAACACCTACTATTACAACATTAACTATTGCAGATTCAGCACTTTACAGTCAATCTTCAATCTTTTTAAACAAAGCAGATGTTTATAAAATTGACAGTGTAAAAATGACAGGTAACACTATTGATATTACCGATTGGTTCACACTTGATAATGGACAAAAATCTACTCATTATGATACTGCTAAACTAATTAAGAAACCTAATTATCCAGTACCTTCAGGTAACATTACTATCTTTTATCGTTACTTTGCACACGGCTCGGGTGATTACTTTTCAGCAAACTCATATAGTACAGTACAAAGAAGTGATGTTCCTACATTTTATGGAACAAATTATTCTATTAGATTAACAGATGTTTTAGATTTTAGACCTAGAAAAGATGATACAAATACAAACTTTTCTGGAACAGGTAGTTCTGATACAGCTCTACCAAGAAGAGGATTTCAAACTAACTTTGATTATCAGTACTATTTACCAAGAAACGATAAAATTGTTCTTGATCCTAACGGCAATCTATATGTTCTGAATGGTGCTTCTGCGTTAACAGCACCAGAACCAAATGATCCAGCATTAGGAATGCCTCTTTACAAATTAAATCTACAACCATACACAGTAACACCAAAAACACCAGATGTAACTTTTACCTATATTGACAATAAACGTTACACTATGCGTGATATTGGAACGCTAGAAAAACGTCTAAATCAGGTAGAATATTATACTGCTTTAAATCTATTAGAACAAGAAACTAAATCTTTAACTATTCTTGATTCTGAAGGTTTAGATCGTTTTAAGAATGGATTTATTGTTGACAATTTTGAAGGTCATGGTGTTGGTGATGTTTATGCTTCTGATTATAGATGCGCAGTTGATATGCAAAATAATCAACTACGTCCATTCTACTTTATGAATAATATCAATTTAGTTGAAGAAAACAATACTGAAGCTTCTAGAATTACTTCGAAGTATCAAGTTACAGGTGATTTAGTTACACTAAGATACACACATACACCTCTGATTACACAACCATATGCTTCTAGAATTGAAAACGTAAATCCATTTTCTGTAGCTTACTTTAATGGCAGATTTACATTAACTCCTTCATCAGATGAATGGTTTGAGACTGCTCGTCGCCCAGATCTTATCATTAATAATGATGGTAACTTCGATTCAATCAGAGCAAGTGCTGAAGCATCTGGAGTATTAGGTACTATTTGGAATGCTTGGGAAACACAGTGGGTAGGAACTCCTCAAATCGAAACAATTGATTTAGGTCTTCAGTTTGTTGACGATGAAGATGCTAGAGCAAGAAATCTTACACTACAACGTGAAACTACACAAATTGGACAAGCAAGAACAGGTGTTCGTACATCGGTTGTTGCTAAAGTTGATAGTAGAGTTTTAGAGGATAGAGTAATTTCTGTAGCAGCAATTCCCTTCATTAGATCAAGGGATGTTATGTTTTTAGCTAGAGGAATGAAACCCAACTCCAATGTTTATGCATTTTTTGATGGTGTATCAGTTGGTAGTTATGTTACTCCAGCTGCAAAAGCATCTCTAACAAGCGTATCTGGTGTGTTTGATTATCTAACTAACGCAGAAACTTTTGATACTGAAGCATCAAGAAATAGAAGAAGAAAAGATAATAATCCTGATCCAGCATTTAACCGCGGTGATGTTGTTTATATCTACAATTCGGGTGCTTATACAGAAGCAACATCAAATGGTAGTGGAGTGGTTGCTTTTGTTGAAAATAGTTCTTCAGGAAATATTCTGCATCTAGTTAACATTCAAGGTGAGTTGAAGGCAGGCAATCAAGTTAAAGGATCTATTTCAGGTGCAACTGCAACATTAGTTTCTGATGTTTCTGTGGTAGCTGAAGGTTCAACATTAGTAACCAACGTAAATGGTGATATTGCTGGTGTATTTGATATTCCAAATACAGATTCAATCAGATTCCGTACAGGTTCAAGAGAACTAAAACTTACAGATTCATCTACAAATAGTTCTGTGTTTACAACTAGAGCAACTGCAACATATACTGCAGCAGGTGTTTTAGAGACTAAACAATCAACTGTAGTTTCAACAAGATCAGCTGAATTTGTAAGAGAAGCAGTTACTGATCAGCAAGTTATTGTTCAATCTAACGACACCATTATTTCTAATAGAAATTTCAGAGATGATGATGGCGGCGATGATGGAGGTGACGGTGATGAACCACTAGCACAAACCTTTGTCGTAGATCAAAGAGGCGGATGTTTTCTAACTAAAATTGATCTGTTTTTTGCAACAAAAGACGCAAATATACCAGTAAAAATAGAGATTCGTGATGTAGTCAACGGATATCCTGGTAAACGAGTACTTCCATTCTCTACAGTGTTTAAGATTCCACAAGAGGTTGCTGTTTCTGATGATGCAAGTGTTGCAACAACATTTACATTTAGAAGTCCAGTATATCTTCAAGATGGTGCAGAGTATGCTGTTGTTGTTCTAACAGATTCATTTAACTATAGAGTTTGGATTTCACAAGTGGGTGAAACCATGGTTGGTACTGATAGAATCATTTCAGGGCAACCAGCTTTAGGTTCACTATTTAAGTCACAAAATGCTTCTACATGGACTGCTGATCAATTACAAGATCTTAAGTTTACTTTATATCGTGCAGTATTTGATACAGCAAACACAGATGCAACTGTGTCTTTTGTGAATGAAAAAGTTCCTTCAGTTACATTAGCAAGAAATCCAATTAAGTTAACAAATAATTCTGCAGTAGTAACTATTTCACATCCAGATCATGGTTTTGTTAATGGTTCAAATGTAACTATATCTGGATATAGCACACAGGGCAATGTGACTGCTGGAGAGATTAACAAAACTCACACAGTAAGTAATGTATTCATTGACACATACACTATTGTAGCATCAAATGCTGCTACGACAACTACCTTTTTGGGTGGAACTGGTATTGTGGCTACTGAAAACAAAGCATTTAATGCTATGCATCCAATAATTCAATATCAAACATTCTCTGAAACAGCAATTGGATTCAATGCATACACAACAGATTCAACACTGAGCGCAGCAAGAAGTGCTACTGCAACTAGTATTCAACCAAATAGAAATAATGCTTTTGATATCGAAAAAGTTATCAGAGCAGATAACAATCAACTTGGTACTGCAGCAGATGATAAATCTCTGAAAATTACAGCAGTAATATCTTCAACCAATGATAGTGTTTCACCTGTTATCGATTTGAATAGAAATTCAGTAATTTTAGTTAAAAACGCAATTGACAGTACTGTTGCTACTCAGAAAAACTTGTTCTATGCATATAGAACAGTTATCGCAGGTAATACTAGTTTTTCATTTAGTGGTAATACTATCACTACTACAAATGGAACAGTTGCTAATTTATTGGCATCGATTGATGCAGGTAAAACAATTTCTATAGAAGGTGCTGGTAATCCTACAAATAATGCTATAGTTGTTGTTTCTAGAGTTACAAATATTGCTGGTACTGCAAACATTTTATGCTTTTATCCGTTTGCAACTGAGAGTACAGGAAATGCTATTACTCTAATTGTTAGAGAAAACTTTATTGATGAAAGAGCACCTAGAAATGGTAGTGCTGCTGCAAAGTATATTACAAGACAGTTGAATCTGAAGAATTCTTCAAAGTATTTAAAAGTGATGTTTGCAGCAACAGTTCCTCAACAAGCAAATATTGATGTCTATTATAGAACTGGTACAGGTAGTTTGTTTGATACAAATTGGATACAATTTACTTCACCGTTGTCTGATATTGTTAAGACACAAGATCAAACATTCTTTACTGATGTTGAATATGAGATTGACGATATACCAGCATTTACTACAGTAGCTGTAAAGATCGTACTTCGAAGCACATCAACTGCTTGGGTTCCATTAATTAAAGATCTAAGAATTATTGCATGCCCATAAAAGTAGAAAACGAGCCAGGGCTGATTAGAGACGAATACTCAAAGGCTATAATCAGCACTGACAATTCTAATTGTCAAAAGTACTTAGCTCAAAGAGAAAAATTGAAAAAAGAAAGAGAGGTAGCACAAAATACTACCTCTGAAATACATGAGATCAAAGAAGAACTGAGTAATTTGAAAACCTTAGTTTTAAGTTTAATAAAAGCAATAAATAATCAGTCAAAGAACTAATAACGGAATACAATAATGGCAATTATAGTAGAAAGAACTGATACATTTGAAGAATGGCGCCTAAAGACAAATTTAATTTCTTTAACTGCAGATGCCACTTCAAATATAGGCAACCTACAACAGTTAGTAACTGCAACAAAATCTAATATTGTTGCTGCAATTAATGAAACTGAAACATCCGCTAATATTACTGGTGGTAGAGCTACTTTTACTGGCAATGTAGTAATTAATTATAATGGTAGTAATTCAGCTCTTAGAATAACACAAACAGGTACTGGTAATGCTTTACTAGTTGAAGATGCTGCTAATCCTGATTCAACTCCTTTTATCGTTGACAATACGGGTAATGTAGGTATTGGCGGGGTACCTTCTGCATCAAAATTTCTCATATCTGATTCTGAAAAAGGAATGACTATTTATGGTGCTGGTGGGGCAACAGTACCATATGCTATATACGCTTCAGGTGGAGTAAATGCTGTTCTAGGACAAGTTGTAGGTGCTAACTCAGCAATTCGTGGTTATAATTCAACAACAAACTCTAATGGTTACTTAGGTCATCAATATTATGGAGTTCATGGAGTAGGACCTACTGACGGTGTGGGTGCTGGTGAGGCCTATGGTGTTGTGGGTACTGTTACAGGTTTGGGTAATGTAGCCGTACACGGTTATAATGGAACTACTCTTGCGTTAGCTTATCTTAGTTTATCTGGATATGGTGTGCAAGGTTATGGTGGTTCACAAAATGTTGGGGCTGGAGCTTCTATTGGTGTGTATGGACAGGCTAGTGGAACGGCTAAT